CCTTTAAATTTAAAAATTAGCCAATGAGAAATTTTAGAGAAAAATTAGAATGGTGGATCATGTATATTATAACATCAATTTTCTGCATGATCATTTTATTGATCTTTTTAAAATTAGAATATTGGATTGATCAAATGTTAAACTTAAATTAAAAATTATGGTGTTAAAATTATATGAATTAAAAATCACTTACATGAATGTTTATAAAGGCATTTTGACTAAGATCCAGTATTATGGATTGCAAGATCATCAAGAGGATCTGGAAAATTGCAGAGAGATCCTCAAACAGCTTGATCTTGATTATGTAGAGCTGGAGAATGATTTTGCTAAAATGAATCCTAAATTATGAGTAATAATGAAAGAAAGAAAATCCCTCTTTATAGAGGGGTTTTTCTATATTTTCCTGATGCATTGAAAGAGGTTGCTAAGGTTAGCTATGCTGGATCTAAACAGCATCATCCTGATAAGCCGATTCATTGGGATAGAAATAAATCATCTGATGATCTGGATGCAATGCTTAGGCATTTATCAGAATCTGGAACAATAGATGATGATGGAATTTTGCATGATGCAAAAGTTGCCTGGAGAGCTTTGAGCAATCTCCAAAAATTAATTGAAAATAATCCAAAATTAAAATCAAATGTTAAATAATTTAATTAAAAAAACAATGTCAAATGAGAAATATCATTCTCATAAATCCATAAGCTGTTCTGGAATTAAAACAATCATCCATGATAGCTTGTATAATTTTTTACATCCAGATCCTAATAAAGAGCCATCTCAAGCTATGATCATAGGATCAGCAACTCATTCATTTTTATTAGAAAAGGAAAAGTTTTTATCTGAGTTTTATATTATGCCTAAAATTGATCGGAGATCCAAAGAGGGAAAAGAGCAATTTGCATGGCATAATAAAAGAGCTGAGGGTAAAATGATCATTAATGATGCAGAGTATCAGATCCTTCAGCAAATGGAACATAATAGGGATAAGATCGATCTGGCAAAAAAGTATTGTAAAGGAGAAATTGAAAAATCTTTTTTTGGAGATTATAATGGGATTGATATTAGGATTAGGCCTGACATAATAAATCTTAAAGAGGGATGGATCGGAGATATTAAAACAACGAGAAACATCAAGCCATCAAAGTTTAAATATGAATGCAAAAATCTTAATTATCATTTGCAAGCTCATTTCTATTCTTACATGCTGGGAATGGATCCAAAGGCATTTAGGATCATTGCAATAGAAAATGTCCATCCATATAAAATTGATGTTTTTAGTTTTTCAGATGATATGCTGGAGGAGGGAGAAATGCTTTGGAGAACAGCATTGGCTCAATATAAAAATTTTCTTGATACTGGAGAGATCATTGGCCATGAATGGCATGAGATCTCAGAGGATGGATCAAAAACTTTATGATCATGAGAATAGGGAAAAAAAGGAAAAAAGTTTTGGAACTCTATGCTAATGATCCATCATTAGATCTTAGATCATTGGCTTATAGATCCGGATGCTCAGAGCAATATGCTACAAAAGTGATCCAGGAATATCATAGAGATATGGTTTCCTATTATCATTTATGTTTAGCTCCAGCTGTAACTGATCCAGAGAAATTTTATTTATTTAATGATAATGGCATGCAAAAAACTTTAAAGATCCAGGATAATGTTGTAATTTGTGATCAACAGCTAACCAATTTGGAGGCTTTGTTTGTTCAAATTAATCTTGGAAAAAAAATAGATGCCGAATCCTTATGCAAAATATTTAACTAAAGAAAATAAACTCCAACATTCTGTGATTACATATATCAATTTTCAATATCCAGATCTTTTATATACTCATGTTGCTAATGAGGGCAAAAGATCAAGATGGGAACAATACTTAATTAAATATTTAGGAGTCAAGGCTGGAGTTCCAGATCTTTTAATATTTGATCCAAAAAGCAAATACAATGGCTTAGCAATCGAATTTAAAATTAAATATAATAAACCAACAGAAAATCAAGAAAGATGGTTAAACGAGCTTAAAATGCGAAATTGGGCTTGTTTTGTCATTTACAATTATGATGATGCAGTAGAACTAATCAATAAATACTATCATAATGATCTATAATTATATTTACTACAACGAAAAATCTCAAAAAGTCAGATGCAAATCATTTCAAGTTAGTGATGCTGAATTTGAATTTGTTGGGAAATTAACCAAATGCGAATTTGATCTATTGATCGAAGTGCTTTTTGAACAGCATGGAGATCATAATATTACATTAGAGGAGTTTGTCAATGTTTATTTACAGCTGAGAAATTTTACTGATGAATTGAAAAACTTAATTGATGTCAATAAAGATTTATAAACCAAAAGAATTAAACCAATTTACAGCTATACCAAATCAGATCTTTAGATCTAAGGGGGTATCCATGCAAGCCTCTGGATTGTATTGCTGGCTTTTTTCTCATAAATCTGGACATGGGATTTCAGTTTCTTTTATTGCTGGGCATTTTAAAAATGGCAGAGATGCCATAAATACAGCATTAAACGAATTGATCGATTATGGCTTTTTAGAAAAAAAACAATTGAGATCTAAAGGCAAGTTTTCTGGATATGATCTCCATTTAACTTTAGGAAAACCAGTTCCTGGAAAACCGAAACCGGATAAACCGAAACCGGAAAATCCTAAACAAATAAATAATAATATAAATAATAATAATAATTATATAAGATATAATAATATAATGCCTCATTTTATAGATTTATTTCCAGATCAGTTTAAACCGAAAACAAAAGCTAACAATGATAAGTGGATCCAATGCCTCGATAAATTAGAGAGATTAGATGGTTATGATCTTAGAGAAGTTTATAGAATCGTAAAACATTTTAGATCTGATCAGTTTTGGAGCAATCAATTTTTGACATTGTTAAAGCTGAGGAATAAAGATAAAAATGGCTTAAAATATATTGATAGGTTTGCTGATCTGTTTAACAAAGAATCAAAGCCTAATGCTTATAAAAAAATAAAAGGATTAAAACAATTCTATTTGGATTCAGAGTTTAATCTTTTTGCTCAAACTAATAATCAAATATTAACTGAATTTCATTTAAAACAGATCCTTAGTGATCGAGATATTAAAGAAGTGATAAAACATCTCAGAAATGATAATAAATAAAACCTATCATCTTGTAGATCATGAAATAGATCTGATCAGTTTTGTTGCAAATCAACGACAACAAAACAAGATCAAAACTGGTTATGATGGCTTGAAAACATTGGCTCATAAAAATAGATCAAGATTAGAATTAAATAAAATGGGTTTTGGAGCTGAATATATTTTCTGTAAAGAAATGAATCTTATGCCTGATTTTACGATCCATAACAAAAGAAAATCAAATGATTCTGATGATTTTGATGCCTTATGGAATGGATTTTCAATAGATGTAAAAGCATCTGGATCTAAATATCCATTAAGGATCAGAAAAGATCTTAGATCTAACTGCCAGATCTTTGCATATTTTAAAACATTTTCAAAACAATTCAGATCATATAAGTTTATAGGATTTGCAACCAATGAAATGATCTTTGATACAAAAAACATAAAAGGAGATAGCTATCATTTTAAAAATGATCAATTTATTAGCCTTAGAGAACTTAAATACAAATTAAACATAATATGAACATAATAAACGAGCTCCAGAATTTAGGAATCAACTTAAAAAACAGATCATCTGGCCAAATCAAAACAATTTGCCCAAAATGTTCTCATAACAGAAAAAAGAAATCAGATCCATGCTTATCAGTAAATATTGATCAAGGTTATTATAATTGTCATAATTGCCAATGGAGTGGATCAGTAATGTTTAAAAAGAAAACTGAATATGTTTTGCCAAAAATAAATCCTGGTAAATTATCAGATAAGATCATAGATTATTTTAAATCAAGATCCATTACAATGCAAACATTGATTGATTTTAAGATTACAGAATCAATGAAATATTTTCATGCTTTGGATCGTAAAACAAAAGCAATCAATTTTAATTATTACAGAGATAATGAATTGATTAATATAAAATATAGAGATTCCAGGAAAAATTTTTCCCTTGAAAAAAATGCTGAGCTTATCTTTTATAATTTAGATCAAATCAAAGATCAAGAGAGCTGTTACATTGTAGAGGGAGAAATAGATGCCTTATCATTGCATGAAGCTGGAATTAAAAATGTCATTTCTGTTCCGAATGGAGCAAATTCTGGATCTCAAAAATTAGATTATTTAGATAATTGTATTAAATATTTTAATAATAAAAAAGAAATTATATTATGTTGTGATCATGATGATCCTGGATTGGCATTGAGAAATGAATTGGCCAGGAGATTAGGAAAATACAGATGCAAATACATTGATCTAAATGGCTATAAAGATGCTAATGAGGCTCTTGTATCAATTGGAATTTTAAAGCTGTTAGAACTCTTAGAAAACAACAAAAAGAGTTTTCCTCTGGATGGAGTTCTGGATCTTGATACTATTTGGAATGATGTAATTAGTTTTAATAATTCTGGAATTAAAAACTTTACTATGGGATTCAAAAATGCTGATAATCTATTAAAAATATCTATGGGAGAGTGGAGCGTTATTACCGGAGTTCCAAATTCTGGAAAATCAGATTTTTGCGATCAGATCCTTTGTAATATGGCAGTTAAACATGGATTTAGATCAGCAATGTTTGCTCCAGAATCATATCCTTATGAATCTCATATTAAAAGGATCTCAGATAAATTAAATAAGAGATCCAGCTCGATTGAGGATCTAAATAATACCAGAGATTTTATTAATGATCATTTCTCCTGGATCAAAATAGATCTTAAAGATTTAACATTAGAAAAAGTTTTAAAGCATTTTAAGGAGCTTGTATATCAAAAAGGGGTTAATCTTTTTGTTATTGATCCATACAATATGCTTAACCATAATTTTAATGCAGATCATTCCTATCATGATAAGATCTTATCTTTATTAACTCAATTTGTTCAGCAAACAAATACTCATCTTTTTTTAATAGCTCATCCTCGAAAATTAGAATCAGAAAATGGCATATATAAAAAAGCAACTCTTTATGATATTTCTGGATCAGCCAGTTTCTTTAATAAATGTTTTAATGGCATTGTTGTAGTTAGAGAGCTGGGATCTAAAACTAAATTTGGATCTGATCTCGTAAGAGTTTATATTGACAAAGTAAAAAGAAAAGATAATGGATCCTTAGGATCCTTTGATCTTGCTCCAGATTTTAAAGCTGGAGGATCTTACAAAGAATTAGATCAACAAATAAAACCTATATTAAATAAAACTAAAATTCCTTTTTGATGAGCATCTTACCAATCCAATATACAGCTATGAGCTGGTGTTTAAAAAGAAATATAAAAATTTATATTGTAGCTTTGCAAAGTGGATATAAAACACTTTACATCAATGATTCAGGAGCTATTATTAAAAGCCATAAGTTTTATAAAACAGATAAAGAAGCATCTGAAAAGATCTGGAATCTATATACATATATTTATAAAAAATATAATAAAAAAGCTATTAAAGAAATTGAATCAGGATCATGATAAATTATTGCATTTCTTTTATGGATCTGTAATATCTTTTATTTTGATTATTGGTTTAGATATAACTGGGATAATTATCTCTTTTATATTACCAGGCATTAAAGAGTTGTATTATGATAAATTTTTAAAACAAGGAAATATGCAATTTCTTGATTATATTTATTCAATCATTCCAACAATGATGTTTGTAATAATTAAATACTTAAATTAAAATGATTTTAAACATTAGCGAATTAGAGCAACTTTCAGATATTTACAATGATGATCCATCTCCAGAAAATCATCCAGCAAATTATTTAAGATCTGATAAAATGTTAGATCAATTCTCACTACAAGCCAGAATCAATATTAGTGAAAACAATAGATCTATTTATCAGGGAGCTTATAATCAATTAAAATTAGATCTTGGAGATCTTAGCGAAAGGGATCCATTAGATCCATTATTTGTTTCAAAAACCTATTTGGAAAATTATTGCTTTAACAATGATTTAACCTTATCTCCTTTGATGATTAAGGATTCAGAATAAATTGATTAAATTTGCTACATGCCTACACATTCGGACATACTAAAAAAGAAGTTATTAGAGGCTCTCGAGAAATCTCTTGGAGTTGTTACAACAGCATGCAAATCAGCTCAGGTTGCTCGATCAACCTTTTATGATTACATGGCTAAGGATCCTGAGTTTAAGAAATCAGTTGAGGACATCTCAGAGATAGCTCTTGATTTTGCTGAGAGTAAATTACATCAACAGATCTCAGAGGGTAATACAACAGCAACAATTTTCTATTTAAAAACCAAAGGCAAAAAGAGAAACTATATAGAGAGGCAAGAGATACAGCATGATGCTAAGCTCGAATCTAAACTGATTGAATGGAAACCAGCAAAGAGCAAAGAGTAGTCCAGGAATGCAATAAACAATTTTACGAAACACTAAACTCTGATCAGAGATTTATAATCCATAGAGGTGGATCAAGATCTGGGAAATCGGTTGCCATCTGCCAATACATAGCTTATATTCTATTAACAGCTAAGGATCCTCAAGTAATAACGATCATAAGAAAAACATTACCAACATTAAAAGGATCTATATACAGAGATATGATCAAGATCCTGGAGGATACAGAGATCTATTATCATGGGATCCATAACAAATCAGAGAACACTTTTAGATATAAGAATCATCTCCTGGAGTTTAGAGGCCTGGATGATCCTCAGAAACTAAGAGGAGCATTTAGAACAATATGCTATGCCAATGAGATCAATGAGCTAACAAAGGAGGATTTTACTCAGCTAAACATGAGAACAAAGGACAAGTTTATCTGTGATTATAATCCATCAGATCCGAACAGCTGGATCTATGATGATCTGGAATCGAGAGATGATGCAGATGTATTTGTTTCAACCTATATGGATAATGCTTTCCTGGATCCATTGATCAAGGCAGAGATCGAAAGGCTGGAGAAAACTAATCCTAATTACTGGCAGATCTATGGATTAGGCCAGAGAGCAACATATACTGATCGGCAGATCTTTACAGATTTTAAGATCATAGATCATAATGAGTTCCCTGATCTGGATGAAACTTATTTGGGATTAGATTTTGGATATACGAATGATCCAACTGCAATTGTAGAGGTAGGAAAACAAGGTAATAAATTATACATCCATGAAATTTTGTATAAAACAAAGTTCACTAATCAAATGATCATTGACTACATAAAGAGAAATGATCTGGATCAGAAATTGATCTATGCAGAATCAGCTGAGCCAAAGAGTATTGATTTCCTATCAACAGAGCTCTGGGTAAAACCAGCAACTAAAGGAGCTGGATCTATAATGGCTGGGATAATGCTGTTAAAGGATCATGAGATCATAGTATCTAAACAATCCAAAAACATGATCAAAGAATTTTACAATTATTGGTGGGAGAAAACAAAGAATGGCCAGATCATAAACGTACCAAGAGATAAGCATAATCATTGCATGGATGCTCTCAGATATATGGTATTTTCAAGATGGAAAAAAGGAGATAATTTCTTTGTAATCTAATGAGTTTTAAATTTTGTAAATTTGCTTTTAATTTCTTATATCAAAATATATGGCCAGCTTATTAGATAGGATCCGGAACCTTATTACAACAAAGAATAATCAAGCTACTAATATTGATTATAATAAAGCAGTTTTCAACTATCTTGGAAATAATATAATCTGGAATGCAGAGAATGATCAAACTTATATTGACAAAGGCTATCGACAAAATGCAACGATCTATTCATTGGTTAATATAATAATCAATGCATGTTCAA